GACTGACTCTGGCGCGTTCTTGCAGTTTACCTCTCAGGTCAACAGGTGGTTCAGCGCTGTCCATACTTCCGTCAACCCTGAGTTCGTTCTTACAAACTTTGTCAGGGATTTCTCGACAGCGATGGGTAACCTTCAGGGTCTGAAAGAAACTGTTGGGGAGTTCAAAGATACTGAGGCGCTAAGTCGTAAAGTATTCAAGGACATCAAGTCAGCGGGTGTGGGCCTCAAGCGTTTCATTAGAGATAAGGAAACAGATACTGAGTGGGCCAGACTAGCTGAAGAGTTTTCGTTGCAGGGTGGTCGAATAGACTTCTTTGCCTTTAAGGATGTGAGGGACTTTGAAAAGACCTTGACCGATTACATCAAGGACACCACGGCTGCAGGGGCTAGACGCTGGAAGGATAAGATGCTCAATTTTGTGGGCGAGTACAACGCCGTTGTGGAAAACACAATGCGTTTGTCTACCTACAAGAATGCCAAGGAAGCTTTTATTCAGAACGGAATGGATGAAGCGTCTGCCATGAGAAGGGCCGCTGACATATCTAGAAACCTAACCGTTAACTTTTCCCAGAAGGGTGAGAAGGGTGCAGCGCTCAATTCTCTCTACCTGTTCTTTAACGCATCTGTTCAGGGTACTGTGCGTCTTATGCAAGCTCTGTTCAGAAGGCCGACTGGCAAGAAGGGAATGACTCGTGTTCAGAAGGTAGCTGGCGGCATCATGCTGTATAGCTTTACTCAGTCCATCCTGAATTCTATGCTTGCGGGTGATGATGAGGATGGGATTAACAGGTGGAGTCAGATAGACATGCGTACTAGAGGTAGGCAGTTGCACATCTACATGCCCGGTTTTGACACCTTCTTTAAGATTCCTCTCCCCTATGGCTACAACTTCTTCCACGCAATTGGAGATACCGTTGCCTCACTTATGATGGGTCATTCTAATCCCGGCAGAGCGACCATGCATCTCATGTCTACTGCTGCTGAGTCCTTTATGCCGTTCTCGTTTGGCACTAGCGATAACTTGTTCAAGGCTGGACTCCAAACCGCCGTGCCTACGTTTGCTGATCCGCTGCTTGAGCTAGCATTGAACGAGAACTATTTTGGTCAGCCTATCTACAAAGACCCGCAGTGGGGGTCGTCTGATCCGCCATCAGAGAGGTACTGGTCCTCGACAGGGCCGATACCAAAAACCATATCCTCATCTCTTAATTGGCTTTCTGGTGGTTCCAGAGCAGAGGCAGGGTTCGCCAGCATTCCCCCGGATATATTTGAGTACTTCTGGGAGACTGTTGGTGGTGGTGCGGCCAGATTCGTTGAGAGAAGTACAGACTTGGTGTGGATGATTTCTCCCGGCGGTGGAAGATTAACCCATAGAGAGACAGGCGAGGTTAAGTGGACTAAGGTTCCCTTTGCCAGAAGGTTCTTCTTTGATGAGACAGCATCCAAGAAACGATTTACCTACGACAAGTACTCACAGTACGAGAAGGATATCCGCACCGCCGTGGGTATGAACACAGGTATACTGGAGATTTACGGAGCAGGAAGTAAAGACTACGACAACTTCAAAGAGGGTGATGACTACAAACTGTTCAAGATGGCTGACTATCGAAAGAAAATAGTAGGCTCGATCACCAAACTGCAGAAGCAGAGAAACAAGATATTGAGTAACAAGGTTCTACGCGATGATGTCAAAGAGGACAGGGTGAATAGCCTTGAGGACCGGATGACAGAGCTAAGAATTAAACTAATCAACAAGGTAGATGAAGATATCTTTGAGAAATGAAAACTCCTCGATTAGTTACAGTAGAGTGGCGAGACATTCTAGGCACAGCGGGATGGGAGAAGCCTGATGAAGTTAATCCGCCAGTGATAACAACGATAGGATATCTAATTCAGAAGGATAAAGATGTGGTTAAGGTAGCCAATACCAAAGATGAGAAGGGTGCTTGGTCTGGAATCACAGCCTTCCCCAGAGGGTGCGTGATAAGTATCACGAATATTTCTTCATGATCTTCCGTAGGGTTACGGTCCTGACTCCATCGTAGTAACCTTCACCATCTAAGTCTTCTAAGATTACAACCCCTCTCCACCATTGATGCTCAGTATCCATACACCAGTTTTCGGAGTAATCAGGGTGAGAGAAGCAACCCGCAGACAAACCAAATATCTTTTGCCCGTCCGGTCTGGTATGCTCTGCATGATTATATAAATGTGAATGACCTTGGACGGCAGAGCAATGAAGTTTAGAGACGAGTGTATGCCCGATATGGGTACTAGAGATTGGTCTTCCAGAGACGCCAGTAGTGAAATAATGCGAGAATGCAATACCCTCTATTGTAACGCATTTCTTGAAGGGGATGACTTCCCACCCGAACCCTTCGTACTGCAGGTCTTGGACGCCTATTGTCCCATCCAACTCAGCTTGTGAATTGATGGCTCTAGTGATCCTATCCTCATGGTTGCCTAAGCACATCACTAAGCGCGGCCTATATTGCTTCTTGCCGTTCCTTCTTTTTCTGGCGTTGAATCGGTTCATCTCCTCGAACAATAGTTCTTGGGCCTCGATAACCGATTGAACGTCCTTTTTGTACCTTCTACCCTCGAACCCTTTTGTACCTCGATCATAAGAGGATAGAGACGGTAGGTCAGCCAGATCACCTAAGCAAACAACGCACTCAGGCTGCTCTTCCATGAGTAACCGACCTACCGCTCTGAACCTTTCGTTATTGTAATCGGGATGCACATGAGCATCAGGAATGATCATTAAATTCATAGTGCCAACTCTTTATGGAATGTGACTAATTCTATTGGGCAAAAATAAAACTCACAGTCGTGTTCATAACGCGAATCAAGCCTAGTATCTACTGTCCATTGCTTATCGTAACGACAAGAAACAACTGCATAATGCGTTTTATCTTTACTCCAGTAGCAGTACATTGTTGGTTTAGTCAAAGCATTATCATAGCTATCTTTAGCGCACACAATAAATTTATTTCCGAAAGGCCAGTCATCCCTACTTGTAAATTCTGCACTAAGATGTTTGACTTCAACTCTCTTTAATATAAATAAGTCTCCATCATCGGCATGTTTTTTCCAGTCACCCCTAGTCTCAGCCCGGGTAGTCGGATTGATAATAACTGGTGATCCTTGTGACACAGCAACCATTGCCGTTTTCCAGACAGCACCTGCACTTGCATCAAGATGCTCCAAGAATTTTTTATGAGTACCGTCCGTCACAATATCTCACACTTGTTTCCTGTGCAAGCGAGTTCTTGGCTGCCAGTTGTGTTGTCATCATATTCCGCCACCGACCCCCACTTGATGGGTTTTGTCTTAGGGAACGTGGAGTACTCTTCCTTGGTTATCTCCTCGTAGGGAGCAACCTCGTAACTGTGGCTGTCATCTGCTCTTGGGAGAAAACTTACGCCGCTGACTATATCAAAGTTCTTGTAGCACCAAGCGCCGACCTCTAGCCACTCGTCCTCACCTACATAGATGGTAACGCTGGGCTTATGCTCACACCAGTGCAGGGCAAACCTCTTCCATATTTCAAGATGCTGTATGGCTGTAAACTCATGCCTCGTGCGGGACTTAGCAGGAGCCTTCATAGGGAAGGAAAACACGATAGCCTCACTGTTGTATGGGTCATCCTCGTATTCAATCCCTGCGTCCATTAGAGCCTGATTCAGGGGGTCTTTCTTGTCCTGCCTGATGCGCCGTATGTAATACTTTGCGTAAGCGGGGTGCAAGCCTGACCCTGCAACTCCTGTGAGTTGAGACACCGTGCCTGACGGCTTGATACAAGTGATGGCGGCGGATGGATTGATGCCCAGTTTCTTGGCCCATACATTGTTCATAAAAACAGCAGACTCTTTCCACGCCTCAAGTTGATCGGGTGTAGCGTTCAAGACTGCAGGGCAATCAAACACTCCAGTAAAACTGACACCTAGTAACCTCTCTTCCTCCGCGTTCTTTTTCCAGATCGGCCTGACGTATCTGAAGTCGGTGAGAGCAGACTGGATAGTACCAAGGATGGTAGCTAACCCTATCTTGCGGGAGACATCATCAATAGTATCACTAGGGCGCAACACTACCTCTGAGAGGTTGCACGTTTCCGCACTTCTAAGACAAATTTCTGAACATGGATTACAGCCAAACTCATGATCTTTGTCTCTCCTCTCTGGCATTAACTTCTTAACAGCCTCTCTGTTAAAGATGCCCCTCTCTCCGCTATGCGATTCATAAAGGGAAATCCACTCACGCATGAAGATGCCCATATCAGGCTTCTCTGTATAGCACACACTGTTGTTAGCCAGCGCTCGTTGCGGATTCTCTATCCACCACTGACTTGTCTTTGCGAGTCTCATCCTTTCGTCAGTCAGGTTGCTCAGGCTTATCTCTGCTGCTCTCCTAACTCCCCCCACTACCACACTCTCCCCGTTCCAGCACATGAGGTCATGACACTCTAGGCTATTGAGTCGTCTGTTTTTAGCTTTACGGAACGTATGGATGTAGTGACCGAACAATCTTTCCAGAGGGTCAGGCCCAGAGGCTCGACCCCCGAAAATTTTGAGGCGAGCGCCAGCCTTGCGAATCCTGCTGTAGTCTACCTTGGGTATCATCCCCTGATAGAGCAAACTCACCAATTCTCTCAAAGCCTTTGCCCATCCTATCTTGCTGTCAGAAACAACTATAGTAGTGTCTGATTCGTGAAACTCATCAGCTACATATGGGAGACGGTTAATAAATTGCCTCTCCACACTAAAGCCTACGCCAGTTCCGCAGAGAAGAACGTAAAGGGATTCATCAAAGGCTCTGATATGATCTACCGCGAGGTAGGCGCAATTGTATCCCGCCATGTTGTCTCTAGTAAGAGCGCCAGTACCGGGGTCTGGGTCAGCGGTCATGAAGGCTCTCATGGAGGGCATCACCTCCATATCAAGGATCGCTTGCTTAACCTCTTTAGGGAAAGTGCTTACTTGGAATCCAGCTAACACCCATTCCATATAATTGGTATAGCGGTTAACCGTCTCTTCCCATGACTCTCTGCGCTCCTCAGAGTCTAGGTAACGTGCGTACCTACTCTTGTGAATTATCCCTTGATATTCGGTTATCATTTAATTTCTTTCCATTGGCAGTGAATATACCACTTCAGGCATTACGGTATCGGTACGCTCCTGTAATTCCATTACTGTAATCCCATTCATCTCCAACCTTAGCCATGGCGGCAATCTCTTTAATACGTTCTATTTCCCACTTCTTATCAACAGCCGATTGCCATGTAGCATACAGCACGTTACCTTCAGAATCTATAAACTCATTGGTAAACTCAATAGCGCTGGACTGAAATGCTTTCTCAGCCTGTAACAATCTATTGCTATCGTCTAACTTCTCAGCCTTGTTCTTCTCTCTAGTCTTCATGTTTATTCTCCATTCGTAGTTTTGCTTTGTAGCTTGACTTTTTTACGCTTTGACTCCATTTGTCTTTCAGTTTGTGTTCGTTCGCCCATTTTACAAAGTTATCAAGAGACATCCCAGCGTGTTTGAGAAACCATGTGTTCCACAATTCACCTTTTGAGTTTACGCCCCACCTCTTTGGGTACACCTCTCTAGCCAAGTGATAGACCCGGAAGGTCTGGTCTATGTCGTCTTGCCAGTAGAGACTGGGGGTGTTTCCACCCCCGCCCTCTCTAGAATGGAAGTGGGTCATCATCCACGGTTACTGATGAAACTGAAGAACCTGATGAACCTGACTCCTTCTTACCCATCTGCATCGAGTAAGCTATGATACTGGTACTGTACTTCTCAATACCATCTTTGCCAGTGTACTTGCTGTAGGATATCCTCCCTTCAACATAAAGCTCCTGACCTTTTTTCACATACTCAATTACAGTGCTAGCAAGTTTACCAAAGAACGTCACACGATGCCAGTCCGTCTTTTCATTGTCACCGTATCCGCTATTGGTAGCGAGAGAGATGTTTGCAACCGACTCCCCCTTGCCCGTTTCTCGTGCTTCCGGGTCTTTCCCTGCACGACCAACCAAAATTACTTTATTTACATTCATATCACATTACCCTGCTATCAACCCATGAAGGGTCATATTTTTTAACAAGTTTCCACAACGAGAGAGCGTGGTTGAACATACCCTCATAGCGCTGAGTATCCTCATGCTCCCATTCAAGTACACGATGGCCTTCACCAACGTCTATGAATAAGTTCATTATCCTGCGTGTGCCCCCCATGCCGAAATTATAAGCCGCTAGTTGCGCTCCGTAATCATCGTAAACCATTTTCTTCACGTTGGGGTTGTTTGGGAATTCCTTAGTCTTGAAGTCTACCACCCACTCGTCGTTGTGTAAATCAATTTTCCCGCCAAAGCCTGAGTGGTGAGCAAAAGCATGTTCCGCTACCCAGCCCCCACTGTCACACGCTTCGTTCAATTTCTGGTGTACGTTGTGACATATCTCCTCATACTCTGGGGAAACTTTAATTCCTTTGAAGTAGAGTTCAAGGTGATCATGGATAACTGTCCCTCGATTCATCACCTGTTGCTGTTTCTTGCTGAACCGTGTTCTAGCTAGTTCCTCATACATAGAGTAGGTGTGCTCTCCGCTCATGTTTTCAGCGGAATGAAACTCCGTATAGAGGGCGCTCATCAGTTCGTTCTGCATCCACTTGTTGAGCATAGGCTTGGCAACAACATCGCCCCAGACTGTCGAGACAGACGGAACCCACCCCTCCTTCCTAGCCTCACGCAGAGTAGTGGGTTTTAGCCCCTTCTTACCTTGAACCTCATAGCGCGGGTTACCTTCTCTATCGTACCAATGACTCATATGTCTGGCCCTCGTAGTTCTGTAGAGAAATCATGGTCTATAATCCCCATCCTTTTTAACACTCTGTTGTATTGAGCAAGGTCATCGCTGTATTTAGCCCAACTTACGCAATTAAAATCCCTGCATAACCGGGGTCTATCTTCATAGATGCCGCATTCCCAGTACGGCCCAGTTGCATATTTTGTCTGTCTTAGGTGAGAGCAGCGAATTCGTATTCCTTTTCTAGTATTTGTTATATTGTCATGCCCATCAACAATAGCGCCAAGCCATTCAAATTGTCTAGGGTTTTTCCAGTTAGGCTTGAGTTCTATCTCGCAACATATAGCGCACTTCTTGCAAACGTCTTCATTTATGTCTTCCTCTTGAAGAGGCCATTCCCGAACAGTCATGATTTTTTCTTGAAGTCGTCAGACTCATCCTCAGAATACAGTCCATATTTGTACGCACCGCACAACTTAAGGACGGCTCTATTTTTTGCTCTCTTCTCCGCCATCTCAACAACGTAGGTACCAACGTGGTTTCCATCAGGTTTTTTACCCCTGACTACGCTACCGTAACTTTGAACAGAGTTGTATTGGCCTGTAGCGGTTGCTTTAATAACGGCAAAGTCTCTCTCGATTACAATATCCTCAAACGTCACTCTTATATTTAGATTGGCTTGAATTTTCTCAATGCCTGTAAGTTTGATTATGGAAAACCCAAGGCGCTCATCTTTCCAGATATCTTCATTAACGATAAGGTTGTGACGCTTAACCAGTCCGTTTAAGAATTGGCTTCTAGTCATTGGGCTGGTTTCGTTATTTGGGTCCGTCATGCGCTGCTCTCTCTGTTGTTGCTCTTGGTCCTGAATCTCTTGAGCATGGTAGTCTTGCCCGTCATTATAGTCTGGTGCGGCTGTTGCTGCAATACCTTCTTCTGAATGCCCGTTACTCATATTTCACCTCTGGGATGTCCGCCCCGAGTTCTATACCAATTTGTACTGATCTTTCTATCAACTCTGACATTTCGTTTTTGTTCAAGCCAGATGTTTGTCTTAACCTGTTTCGTTTCTCTCCATTAAGGTTCAAGTATTCTTCAGTTCCGAATACTGTTTCCAGAAGGATGTCCTTGATCTCTGCTTTTGAGTGCCCTGTCTTTTCCGCTATGGACCCGCACCATGAATGGAACATGGCGTTTTGCTCCAATGAACGGCTATCTTTAAAGGGGCGCAAGATGAGTTCAAGAACGGGCTCATCGTTTGGCTCATCCTGAAATTGTAACTCACCTAGAATAGAACATGCCAAATCTCTAACGCGAGTGCTTCGGAGTATCCATCGTCTTTTAGTCATGACTTGTATCGCTACAGGTTAGTGAAGTTCGGTGCGTTGAACAAACTCAATTGAGTTAACCGCTGTGGTGAATTCATATCCTGTGTCCCCTATGCGGAATCCTGCTCCATCCAGAAGTTCTGTAACTTCATGCTCGAGAATTTGCTTGGACAGATTAACTATCGCGTCATGCTCCGGGCCTTCGTCAACCCACAACGTGATGAGCGTCACCACTTTATAAGCGATTCTGCTGTTGCTCTCGTCTGTGTCTGGTATAGCCATATCAATTGGTCTTCCGTGGTGTATTCTAAGGCATGGCACTTCATATGGCAACCCCTACATACGGGGATCACATGCAGGTCGATAGGCTTCTTCCCCATTCCGGTCAAAACCCGGACATGGTGCGCCTCAACGCCATATGTGCCGCAGCCCCAACAAGGCTGCCGGTGAATCCAGCCCATATATTTCTCTTGACTCGCCATGGTAGGCAGTTTATCATACAGGTTCCAATTAAGCAACCATCACCTAAGTGATTGATAATGCTGACATTTAAAGAGAAAAAGGAGCATGTTTTGAATGTGCTGCTCCGCTCGAGGTCGCTGTCCCCAACAGAGAAGTTGGTAGCAGTGGCGATGGTATTCAAGATAAACGATAATGGGGTGGTTGATTTAAGGATGGCAGAGATTGCCACCTTATCATCTTTGACCGTCAGAGGTCTTAGGGAAGTGCTTAAACGCCTTCAGGCTAAAAAGATTTTTGACACCCGTTATCACAATGCAAAGAAGACATACTACTTTGTCATGTGGAGAATGTTATGAGCAAAGGCAACTTCTGGGGTCCGTTGCCTGTCTACATCCTTCAAGACCACAGGCATAAGTCAGGTCATCTGAGGGTGATGGGGGCTATCCTGAGTTGTCCTCAGCCATATTTTCCCAGCCTTAACGAAATAGCTGAGAGGAGTGGGCATACGCCCAAGTACTGCAGCAAGATGATATCTGAGATGGTGAATTTTGGCACTCTAGAAAGGGAGCAACGGTACAGGGATACCAATATCTACCGCTTAGTTTCTGACCCTACCACTGTAGTGGACTCCACCACTGTAGTGGACTCAGACTCCACCACTGTAGTGGAACTAAAAGAATCCTTAAAAGAAAACAAAAGTAATGGGATGGAACCGGGGTATCAGAGATTCTGTTTTACCTACCCTCGTCACCGCTTGGGTGTTAAAAGAATTCTGCACCAGTACTGGGCGCTCAATGGATTGGAAAAGATCGCCCCCCAGATCATCCGCTGTGTGGAAGACCATAAGGAATCAACCGATTGGACCAGTGATTCGGGGAAGTGGGTTCCGGGGGCGCAGAAATTTCTTGAACAAGAGAGATGGATCGAGTACACTGATGATCCAATGGCTAAATTCGAGGAAGACTGATGCAATTAATTACGCCTGATCTTGAAGATTTTATGGAGCCTGTGGATGTATCAGGCCATGTGTTTTCTCCTAATAACTTTAGGACAGAAACCCTAGAATGGATAGAGAATAGGAATAATAAATCTGGCTGTCGTATCCCATGTCTTGCGGATACTGATCTCAGAATTATTCCCGGCACTCTTTCCGTGTGGGCTGGGATCAACGGGCATGGTAAGTCAGCCCTGATTCAGCAGTTCTGCCTTTGGTGGGCAGATGGAAAGTATACTGACAAGGAGGAGAAAGTCCTCTTCTGGTCACCTGAGATGGCCGTCCATGTTCAGATTGAACGAATGGTGAAACAGGCTCTAGGTGTTGGTGAGCCTACAGCCAAAGCAGCCAGTTATGTCATGGATTACTTAGAGGGAAAGGTTTATATCTACGGGAAAGAGGAACACGTTAGAGCAAATGAACTAATAGCCTTGGCTAGATGGGCATCTGCAAACAACTTTACGCATCTTGTGCTAGACTCCCTCATGATGGTAGACCTTCAGACGGATCAGGCCAACCTAAACCTTGGTCAAAAGAACTTTATTCGTATGCTGAAAGAGGCAGCGAGGACGACTGGTTTGCATATTCACTTGGTCGCTCATATGAGGAAAGGCGAGAACGAGTATAAGATGCCAGATAAGATGGATATAAAAGGGTGTGGTGAGATTTCAGATTTAGCTGACTATGCCTTTACCATATTTAAAGACTTAAAGAAGCAGAAGATGTTGAGGGATAACCCAGACAATGAAGAGTATCAGAGGAAACCGGACGGTTACTTGAACTGTTTAAAGAATCGTTATGATCCTGAGCATCCTACGCTACCGTTGTGGTTTAGTGGGAAGCCCTTCTCGTTTAAGGAAGGCAGAAGAGCGCCAGTTCCTCAACTCATAGAGCCTACAAGCAAGGAGTTAGAGAGTGGTTATACCCCGGAGTAAGGGAGAACTAATATTTTCGCAGCAACTCAAGGATGCGACCTTTGGTACTGAGGAGAAGAAGTTCAGCACCTTGGGTCTTGGGCTATGGAAAGAGGAATACGTTTTTCTAAAAGACAGGCGGTTTAGGTTCGACTTTGCGTGGCCTAAGCACATGATAGCTGTAGAGATAGAAGGTGGAACTTGGAATAAAGGCAGACATGTGACTGGAGCCGGGTTTGCCAAGGACTGCGAGAAGTATAATTTAGCCGCTCTAGATGGCTGGAGCGTGTATAGGTTCCCGACCACGATGGTGAACGATGGAACAGCTATTAATTTTATGCACAAGATTTTCGTTAAGTTACCACGCTCATGGTAAATCTAGTCTGGAGCAGAATGATGTCGCTTTCCGGAAGTCCGTGCGATGGATGTGAGAAGCATGACACATGCCGAGACCATGAACTGGCATGTGAACGGTTTCAAAACTATGTAGAGGCCGGTGAAGTAGAATTGGTCTTACCGAAAACACCAACAAAAGAAATATTCATGGAGATTTACTTTGAGGAAGAACTCGAAGGAGAATTTTAAGTCACTGACTGCCCAGTCATCCAGCATCTTTCACAATCCTCGCCGCTCTTGGGAAGATATGTGCTTTGCATTGGCTGGGCTGGACCGCATAACAGCCCGATACGCTCGACTTAAATACGCGAATGAAACGTCTCATTATGCAGAACTATCCAACTATGTCTGTAAGGAGGTTGTAAAGATAGCTAAGGAGCAGGGTTGGAAACACAGGCCAAAAGGGTCTCGATCAAATGAGCCGCCTGTGGGCGTTGATGAGTTCTTTGCATTTAGGCTGGCAGAATTAGCATTACAGGAAAATGTGGGGTCTGATAGGTGCAGACGATGTAATGGGAGAGGTACAATTCACACTGGATACAAAAACATGGACTGTTTTAGCTGCAAGGGGTCAGGAATCCTAAGAAGAACAGAAGATTATAGAGCAAAGTTCATGGGGATTAACAGGGCGACATGGCATAGACTATGGAAGTACAGGTTCCGCCGTCATGTTCTGGGAATTTTTGATGTGTTCGAGTTTGAGATCAGCAAGGAACTGGGCCGAAGGCTTTGAACTGGTTTGGTAAATCGGCCCCTTTTTGTAAAATACTGTCATCATTCGATGATGGGGGGGCATCTCTTTTACCCCCCAATATGGTATAATGCAATTAGAGGATAGAAGTATGGGAAGATCAAGAAAGAATTATTACGGGGAAGATGAAGGGCTTGCGATCCGAAAGAAGATGCGCGAGTTTGATTTAGAAGCACGGTTACTCCTACAAAGGGGGGATGATCCAGATAAGGATTACTCGATCCCCGTTGATCAAGAGGATGAGGATTGGCAGGAAAGGATGTATGAAAGGTAAACTGGGGAATTATTCCCCAGATCGGGGGGAGACTCGTAGTACTACGAGTTACATTCGAGGGGAATTTAGGCACAAAAAAAAATGCCCCCCAAAAAGGGGGGCGAATATAAGGAAGGTTAATCTGCTTTAACAGCAGTGATCATATCTGAGGATATGCTTATAATCCTGAACTTCTTTGCGATTGCGTCAGCATATTTGTCAACGTCATCGTACACGCTTATGTAAATTGGCGCACCCTTTCGGGCAAGGAATTTGCTGTAGTATAGTATCGCGTCTCGATCTTTCCAAGACGGGTACAAGTCCAGCACATCAGAGAGAGTCACAGAATGCGATCCACCAATACCCAGTACAAATGATATTGCTTTAGCATTATGTTCCGCACTCTTGTGGTTAGGATCATAAACTACATTGTGGACTTTACGTTCAGCCAAGTACAAGGTAGCGTCCTCGTGGTAACCTCCTCCGACATCTAGGTTCACGCTATAGGATCGCCACTTTACCTTTTTGAACAACTTGGGTACGTTGGTTGAGTCGTACTTCATGGCACAGGACTCAGGCTGCCATAGATGCAGGCCAATCAGCCTGAGCGTAACGGCTCCACCTACCCTGTGGGAAAGATAGAACATTTCCGCCTATCTCCTCCAGTTTAGTGGCTTCATCGTAGTTGGTGCGGTCATTTGCCGTGCGTGTTATTGCATTGGCAAACCCCCACTGGGTGAAGTCCCCATCCTTATGCAGAGCATCAAAGACATTCTGTTGCGCGGTACGGGATATACCAAACTCCTTACCAACCACAAGCAATGTTGGTATGGTACGCTTCTTTGACTCAGGGTGAGGGTCGAGGTTCTTAATGGTGGTGGACAGATGGGCAGTCGAGGCAAGACGCTCTACAACTCTCTCGAACTGTTCCTCGCTGAAACATTTCTCAAGTAGTTGTTGGAGTTGTTTGCGTATGACATGAACGTAATCCCCGTAGGCAGGATTGCCCTGCGGAAACCGTGATGGAGCATCCCAATACTGAGGCATGATCCCTATCGGTTGTACTCCGGTAAGGTGTTTCCTACTGAACGGGTCACCAATCCAGTCATCAAGCACCATGCCATTGGTGCATATGAGTCGGCCTATGAAACCTCCGCCAAGTATCTTACTTAGTCCGGTTTCACCATTCTTTAATCTGAATCCGGCCTCGATAGGGTCGCCAATCTTGACTTCCTTTCTCATACCGGGCATTGTGCATTTAAGATTGAGGAAGTGATCGCTCTGGTTGCACGACGCAATCTTTAACGCTCCGCCTTTGAACTTCTCAATTTCCGGGATACAAGCGTCCATGAGAACCTCATCATCGAACCTCATGTACCTGTCGGAATGAAACGAGCGCAACCGATAATCACCCGGTAAGTGACCCGACCTGATGTTTTCTGGGTATTGGTACTCAGGTTTCCAGAACCTAAACATACGCCTTTGCTTGGTTGTGTCTGGGTTATCAGCCCATACATTAAGATTGTGAGTGGCCAAGTCCGGCTTGCCTTCTTTCATGCAATACCTGTGGTACGATGACGGCATATGAAAATGATTACAGATCAAATCCATTGCATGGTTATCAGCAACCGCGTCGATGGTCGCACCGTCAGGCAGTTTAAGTATCATGTGTTGAGGTTTACCCGCGACAGAGTAGAACTCTAGCGCTTGCACGTTCTGGATTACATCAAACTTCCGTGATGCTCGATCACGGGCAACATTCTTTAAGTCCTCAAAGGACTTGTTACCATTTCCCTGTTTCATGTTTTTCTCCATGTGTTGTTGAACTTCGTTAAGAATGAAAGTATGCGATAGTTCGATAGATTAACCGCTCTAATGCCCGCATGGATAATTCGCAGGCTGCCCCCGGTGTCGCACACATCTATCGTTTGGTTAGGATGCTATCGCTCAACCCTTAAGGAGGTGGGGCTAGGATATGCGCTGAATCACAAGTTGTTGATTGTTCCTGAGTTTCTTTACTCCCATGATATAGCAATCAGACGTAACTGTACGCCACTCGGCTTGAAACTTACGCCCCTTGACTTGGTTCTTACGATCTTTCTGATAGATTGCAAGGCTTTTGCTTTTGTACTTCCTGTAGACAGTACCAGTCCACGGGTCGTGAGGCTTGACCCTAGCCCCGCAGATAATGATTACCTGTTGCCCGACCTTAATATCATCTAGGCAGTTGATACTTGGCCGTGCTTCAGTGTGCGGTTTCTCACTCATACGGAAAGGAGCGGGGTCGTTTACATAAATATCATATGGCACTTTATCGTGCATAATTTTTCTCCGAAATGTTAATGGAGCGCACCGGCAACAACCCGGACGCTAGGATTCCAACAAGCAGAACAGGTTGCCTCATCGCATGACTTAAAACCTAAGTCA